AATATAATATAATGGATAATATAAATTTAGAAAATATAAATCCAGTTGAATATTTAGTAACACCATTAGCTCCATATTTTATATGTAATCATTTTATTTCCACCGAGATACACAATACTTCAGGGTATAAATATATAGGTATGAATTTAGATTTAAAAGGAAATGATTTGATTAAAAATAAAAATTATAATGATATCAAAAATTTTGAAATAATTCAAATTCAAGTAGATTTATTTGATTTTTTTTATTATGAAATATTACCGATTATAATTAAAAATAATGTAAAAGTTGTAATAATAACATCTCAATGGCATCTTCCACAAATTAAAAGAAACAATAAAACAGATGACTTATTAAATAATAGTAATATTATTTTATGGATATCTCAAAATCCAATTTATACAAATAATGAAAAATACATGTCATTTCCATATGGAATATGCCATGAGAATATAAATGCTTATATAAATTTTATAAATTCAAATAATATTAACACTGATAAAAATATAAAAATATTGAATCAGTATGCTAGTTTACATAACCATTTGCCGAATAATCATATAAGAAAAATGTTTGATATATTTGGGAAAAATAGTGGTAAAGGAAATTTAAAATATACAGAATTTTTAACAAATATATTGAATTCTGAATTTGTAATTTCAACGTCCGGTGATAGAGATGATTGTTATAGACATTATGAATGTATTGGGTTAAACGCAATTCCTGTATCAAATATTAATGGTGGTTACAAAGATATTTTTGGAGATAATATGGTATATTCAAATGCTGAAGAAATGATAAATATGATTAACAAAAATATAGTTGATTATAATTATAAAAAACCAAATAGAGATATATTAACTATTTCTTATTGGGTTTGTAAAATAAATGAAAAAATAAATTTATTAAAAAATACACACCATTGAAGATTTAAATTTCCATATATATATATATATATAATAATTTCGTTATTCAATTATGAAAAATTCAAAAAAAGAAAATTCAAAAATCCAAAAAAAATATATATGAATAAATATACATTTTTACACCTTTTTACATTCTAAACGCCGACCTGCCTTCGGAAGAATTATCATATATAATCGGGCATTTGAAAGGTTAAAAGGTGTAAAAATCACTTTCCAGTAGAACCAAAACCATCTTCCCCTCTTTTACTACTCGACAAATCAACTTCGTCCACTAATTCCACCAAAAAAGGCGATAATGTCGGATGACATATTTGCAATAATCGCGTCTCTTTCTGCACAACATAATTATATTCCGACAAATTTCGAAATGCACCAATCAAATTACCGCGATATCCAGAATCAATAATGCCAACATGGTTCGCCAATATAAGCGGCGTCTTTGAAAGACTCGACCTCGGATACATATAATAAGAAAGGGATCGGTCATAGACTGTATCCACCATTTCACATTTCACATCCATTGAAATCATAGTTATTCCAGATGTCGACGAGTGAACAATTGTTTCTGTTGGTACAAACAAATCAAATCCCGCATTAGGATAATCATTATTTACAATTTCGGAATTATGTTTTTCAATATGTTTTTCGTATAATTTCTTCAATTCTTCATTTTTGACAGATAATTTGAGAACCGGTAGGTACATATTGCCTACGATTTATAATATTATCTATTTATTTTGTTTATTTGTTTATTATATACGAATATTTGCAAAAAATAAAAGTCGAAAAAAACATAATTCATCATAATTCATACATTATTCAATGCATTCACAATCTCCTTTTTTTTCATATTCCACTGTTTCCACGAAATTTCGCGCACAGGACCTTGACCCACCCCCGATTCTTCCTCTGATTTCCCGTACTGTTTATCCAGGTTCTCACTCCGCTTCAAAGCCGCATCCACATATAATTCTTTTAGTAATTTTCCAATAGCAACAGAACCTTCTTCTTGACTGACTTTACCGTCCTCTATCATTTTGAGAACCAACAAGAATTTATACATAATGTCTAAATTCAATTCGTCTTTTACTACTTTGTTGAAAATATCAGTATAATGATAAAACAGAAACGAAGCATTGTTTTGGCACAATTCGGCAAAATTTGCGGGAGCAACTCCGTCAACATAATGCGTCCTCTTCAAATCTTCGATTAACTGAATATCATTACGGATTTTGATACTGTGTTTAACTTTACGTATTTGCTCGGTATTGTCTTCAAAATCCTCGCTTTCACGTATCAATTTCGTCAAATTCAAACTTTCCTCGGCAGTAAGTTTAGACATATTAGACATATTATAATGTAGGTTCTCTTTTTTTTATTTATGTTTTATCGCAAATAAAATAATCCAGAAAAATGTATATACATACATACATGTTTGATGAAGAAAATTACAATATTATAGTCATTGCAATTTTCCTTTTCCTTTTTGCGGTCTATATATATTGGGTTCCGTCATCGACGCCCGAACAAAAAACCAAAGAAAAACACGTCCGATTCGTAGATGACAATATGAATTTGTTCCATGAAACCAAAACCTCAATTATTCATTACATAAAATCCTTGTTTTTCAAATCACATGTTCAAAATGGCATATTGAAATCCACCAAATATACGGCGGATAGTACCTACGCCCAATTGTTTGATTCGACAATCTAAATTATTTTCCGTTATATATACCACAATACACAATAATGAATATTTATTCTGTTGGTATTTTTCTATTGATTTCATTGATAATCATTGCATTTACATACACATATTTTTCAAATATATACAATTATTTAGTAGATAATTCAAAAGTGAATTTTATAAAAGCAAAGATGGTGGATATAGATAATGAAGAAAATGAAAAAATGAAAAAAGAGAACCCCACTTATTTTGATAAATCAATGCAATATATAAGCAACAAAACATACAATATATTGAATTATCCCAATGTATTTTTTTACAATATATTTGAGTATTTTTTCTTACTTCATAAATAAATTTAGACAAAATAATATAATCTTTATTATTTATATATGAAAGGAGATACTATTACAGTCATTGCTTTATTTTCAGTAATTATTGGTATTTCTTTGTGGATTTCACATGCATCTTCTGTCAAACCGTATTCGTATTCGCCATATTCGCCTAGTAAATACGCTGCTTACGAAGGATATCAAAATATTGAATATTCTAACGCAAATACAGCTATGTCTTTAGATGATGCTGTTGCTGCTTCTGCTGCTGCGGAATCTAAACACGAAGGCGCATCTACTTGCGTCCAATTGAGTGGATGGAAAGGTTACGGCGTTTTTTGCACTCCAAATGGAGGTTTAGATAAAATCGATATTTATTCCCAAGCAAAAGGCGACATTAGTTGCGATAAATCGTCTGGTTATCATAATTCAAAAGGCGGTCTTTGTTTCGATCAAAACATGTTTGATTTACTCCAAACCCGTGGAAAGAATGCGACGGGAGGGTATGGTCAAATAGGAGGCGGTGCTGCTTAAAGCTACAGCTATGTTCATAGCTACAACATATTTTACTCTAGGCAATATAGTAAAATATACGTAATATATAAATTAAATGATAACAAGAAATATATTATTATCTGTTTGTATTTTCTTGGTATTTAGTTTACATTTTTATTTTGAATATGATATAGCAAATAATTTTCTCGAAAAATTTGATGACGCAAAATCCGCATTTTTCGAAAAAATAGATCAAATATATTATATCAATTTAGAGCACCGCGAAGATAGAAAAGACGAATTTTTGTCGAATTTTTCGTCGATTGATGAGAACCGAATATATAGGATTGATGCAAGTTATCAAAAAGACAATGGCGCACTAGGATGCTTGAAATCGCATATAAAAGCTTTAGAAACAGCGCTGGAAAATAATAAAGATTTGAATAAAGAAACGAATATTCTTATATGCGAAGACGATTTTTATATAAAAGACATTTTTTATTGCAACCGAATATTGAATTATGCTTTTGATACGTTGCCACACTGGGATGTAATTATGTTGGCACATAATACACATTCGTCAGAAGATACGGTGTATATTACAGAAAAAGGCGAAAAAATAATAAAAATCAAACATTCTGCCACTGGTTCAGGATATCTTTTGAAAAAATCGTATATCCAACGATTATTGGATATATTCAAAGGAGATTATGACAAATATTTGAAAACTAAAGAATGGAAATCGGAATATTGCAATGATGTTTCTTGGGTACCTTTACAAAAAGAAGATGAATGGTTTGCATTTGTACCTACTATTGCAATTCAGAGAGCGTCTTTTAGTGACATACAAGGCGGAATGGTAAATTATGGAGTTTAATTATCTATATTATATGTCTTCCAAAATTGTAATATCTTTTATAATATGTTTATCCATTATAACTCCTTCCTCTGTTAGTTGACTATTATAAATTGTAAAATTATAAATAGAAAAATTGCTACTAGATGTTCCAATTTTGTTTTCGTTACATTGTGTTAATGTAGGATAATTTTGTTTTGGATTTGTTTTACTATTATTAATAACTTTTCCATCAATATAAATAATATATTCAGATTTATTAGTTTGTATTTCAGGAATTTCAATTGTTATTGCAAAATGATGCCAAATATTATCAATAACATTCTTACTTAATGCTATAGTAAATGTTTCACTTTTACCATCAATGATATTAGTGATACTTAATGTATTGTTTGAAAATTTAATACTATCTCCTTTATTTGAATTTCCAAACTCAAAAATTGTTTGATTACTATTACTATTAGAAATTTTGAACCAACCACAAATTGATAATCCTAGAGTTGCAACATAAAATGGTGATAATTCTATGTAATTATTATTCAATGTTAAAAAATTATTTGAAAAAATTAATTTTGATTTATCCAATGGAGTAGCATCATTTATAGGTGATGTGGTAGATGCATAATTAAGTAAATCATGATGAAATGGATAAAAATTTTTTATTGATGGGTCTAATGAATAAGGTACTAGTTCGTAACTTTTTGTAGTATTGTCATCTTGGACTTTTAGTTTTGTATCATCATTATTATAACTATCAGGCAGTTTTATTTTTTTATTGAAATATATAATAGAATTAGTAAATACATTCAAATATCCTAATAGACTATTATATAAAACAGGTGTATTAGATAAATACAATACAAATTCACTTTGAGTTAAATTCAATAAGTTAACATGTAATTTTGTAAATACAGAAATTGAATTTGACAATTCATGTAATGCTTGTATATCATAATCATATTGAATCATATTTGGATAAAATTTATCTAATTTATTGAAATCTATATTATTGATATCAATACTATTTAAAATATTTACACAATTATATATTATATATGAAATAGCATTTATATTTTGTGTTTCGATATTTATACTTATATCATTATTGTCAATTGTATTATATAATTGTTTGTAAATTATTTGAACTGTATTGTAAAAATCATCTTCACTTGTAATATTTGGTAATTGTCCAATAGTACTTCCAATACTTCCAGAAAGTCCTTCTTCTATTTTCAAGAAATTATTTATATTGTAGCTAAAATTACAATAGCCATATAAAATTACAAATATTAATATAATAATAAGTAAAATAAATATTTTTTTCATTATTATAATACAATAAGTTATTTTATTATAAGTTTTTCCTTATTGAAGAATTTAAATTAATTCATTATATTTTGATTTTTTACTTGTATTAATAATTTGGTAGAATTATAAGTGATAGTTATATCATATCTATCACTTATTGGTAAATGCAAAAGTTATGTAAAATATCAACTATAATAAGTTATTTTCAAATCTGGAGTTCTCATTCTAAATCCTAGTACTTGTTTACCGCTTTTATTACCTGGGCTATACCATATACTAAAATCGATTGGTTTATTGAGAATATCATCATCTACATTCAAAATATAAGTAATACCATAAGTACGGTCATATGCTCCGACATTATCATCAAACTGTTGAAATAATTGTGCTATTTTATTATTATTATTATTAAAAAATGATGCACCTATTTTATTACTATTATCTTCATTACTATTACTATTATATATGTCTGTTGAAACATATTTATTTTCTGGAATTTCATCCCCGAGTAATTTTAATTTTACATACACCCAAAATTGTATACCAGGATAGGAGTCCCCATTCATTCGACCGTTTGATGGGTCAAGACGTATATTATTAATTTGAATCAAATATTTACCTCTTTGTCTTAATTTTAAATAATTATCCCAGATGTCGTGTTCAGTTGCAGAAAGATAACTATTACAAACAGACTTGTGTGTCACGGTTTGTATTTTCATACTTGTATCTCCTTTAAGAATGGTTTCTGCATGTACCGAACTAACAATTTCATATCCATTTTCCCCATTATAACTCCAAGGTCTAGAATTATATAAAGTTGCTTCATTATGGTCCATTATAGTCATATTAGTTATTAACGAATTCATCAAAGTCTCTGTGCCCTTAATATCGTTTGTATATGTATTACTATGTTTATTTACTGCATTGGTTTTTATAGTATTTGAATCTATAAGTATTAATTTATCGTACGCATTTTTCATACGAGATAGTCCTTGAGCGGCTTCACCATTGTTAATAGTATCAGTTAACAGCTGTAATAATCCCCATTGCTCATCAAAAGTATTCTTATAACCTAATGCTTCAGTCTTTTTAGTACTTATGGTTGTTTTATAATCACTTATATCTCTATTTGCATTACTACAGATAGTACCAATACTTTCAATATAACCTTGTATACTATCTAAATTAGATTTATAAGTTGATATTTTTGTATTGAAAGTTGATTTCAATGGTTGGACCAAACCATTTATTAAATCATAATTTATCATTCTTGCATCATGAATACTTTTTGCACTCGATGTATAAGTTGAAGCATTTATTGTATCAAGCCTATTGACAATATCATGATGTTCAATAATTTCATTATATTTAGTCATGAAACTAATTTTTACTCCCGATCCATCAACTAATTCTCTTGCACTGGCTATTGCGATTCTTACAGCTTCAAGTAAATCATTGCGATTTTTTATTAGCTGGGCCAATTTGCCATAAACACCTGCACTGATATCAAGCAATAACTCTGTTTGATTTCCTAATTTTTCAAGTTGCTCACCTTGTTTTTGAAGTAATACTAGATATCCTGTATTTACAGGAATAATTTCTTTGCTTCCATCATAACTATATGCGTTAGGAGTTGCATTATGTAAATTAGTAACAAGGCTTATATCATAAATTGGAGGAAAAATTTTATTTGTACAATCAAATACAGGTTTAGTTAAATAATTATTTATATCAATACTATTAAATTTACTAATAATATTATTATTAACTAAATTAAATTTTGTCATGAAATATAATAATGCTTTATAAAAATTGATATAAGAAGTTTCTAATACATCAGTCAACATTCTATTATCGAAAATATAAAGAATGTTTTTGATATATCCAATTATGAAATTTATATCATTTGATTGTCCTTTTATAAAAATTATTCTTCTCATTACCGTAGCGTTTGCATCGATGACATCTCTATTGATATTGCTTAAATTTGCATTAAATATATTCATTTGTTGTGCAGAAATAAATAATTGTTGAAAATTCTTGTAATCTTCAAAATTATCAATTACTCCACTAAATTGAACTATTAATTCATTATATGACATAAGATAAACATTATACAATGTTGTCGGTACAAAAGTATAAACAAATACAAATTCTATTAATTTTATAATTTCATCATCATTAGAAAACGTTATATTATTCGTACTCGAATAATCTGGAGTAATAAAGTCACTTGCAAGTTGAATAGTAGAATGTTTTTCAAGTGCACTGTATATTCTTTTTAAATAATCTTTTAATAAATTACCAGTTTTTATATTATATCTAATAGTAGTATAATCATTATCAAATATATAATAAAAATCATTTGATAAACATTTATTGATATCAACATAATTACAGTTCTGAATTTCGTATATATTTCCCAATAATGAATTTCTTATTAATGAATCAGCCCAATTTGTATTTCTCGAATTATCTTGATTCAAACACCTTGGTGTTCTTGAAGTTGTTCTAGGTGAAGTTAATTTAAATTTACTGTATAAATTTTCATTATTAGGATCATCATTGTAACAAAAAAGATACATAAATAAATATATATTATTCATTTGGGTAAATAAAACATTGAAATCTGGTTCACCATTATTTATTTTCGAAACTGTCATTTCTTCTATGTATGAGTTTTTTACAATAGATTTACTTGAAAAAAAAATTCCAATACCTAATGCTAAAACAATTATGAATATCAATAACAAAATAGATATTACTTTATTTTTATTCATATATAATTTGTTATTATATTTTTATAAATCATTTTTTATATAAATTATCTTTCATATAATAATTTATATATTACATCTGTGTATAGATTTTTTATACAATCGGAGTAAATAATCAATCCTAAATCCCAATATCATATGAATCATTGCAAATGGCGATATTTTCGCTCTGAATATTTGCAATATTGTTGCGTATCATTATCGAACTCTTTGAGCACGCGTCTTTCACCGTCGAACCCACTCCAAACATTTCGTCAATATGTTCATTATCCGTTTTCATGTCGACTGTCTCGTTCTTCAATTTCATCATTTCCTTCATATCCAACACAACATTGAATGCATTTGTACCGTAATAACCGTATTGCCCACACATGACATTCGCAGAAACGCCGCGCATCTCATCGAAATTGGCATGTCTCGCCGCATCCAAAAACACTTCTGTATGTACTTCGAATGTGGCTTTCGCAATTGTGCCAATATCGTCTTCTAGAATACCGCTTCTGAATATCGGCACCATATGATGCGTCAATGTCATGCGATCACACAGAAGCGACAAATGATGGTAGTTGATGTATACATTATCACTGTACTCCATCACGTCATTGAATTCATTGAAAATCGTCTGTCTCGCAGCTTCAATACCGAGGACATTGAAGATCTCTTGAATATCATTACCGTATGTGCGCGAAGGATCGATGTAATCCTGCGCCAATATTTCGAGCAAATTGCTCCCAGTCGTTTCCAAAACCCAAATTTCTTTCGGCACATATTTCCCGTCTTCCTTTTCGACCACGCACGATTTTTCCTTTGCCATACAATTTTTCATTTGTCTAGGCATTACATTATGAATTCCATTCACACCTCTTAATACAATACCATTCAAAATCGTGTCTTGGAAATTCTTGAGATGGTAAATTTCGTCGCTTTGATCGAGCGATTCCAATGACCCCTTCTTCTTTTTCTTGTCGAATACCGAGCTATTCATTCGGATTCTGAAAACCAAATTTTTGTCGTTGTAATCGGAGAAGACGGTCGTGACATTCTCGCCATGTGTTGCAGAAATCGCATAATGAATATCGTCCATGGTAAGGTTCTTGTCCAACATTTTTTCGGGGTCCATCTCCATACGCAATATCCATTTGGATTTTTGCGTTTCTGTTTGCACTTCGAACTCGGCAGCTTCTTGCAACAATCTTTCGAATTCATAGAATTGATCGATGACTTCGCGGTCCTTCTCAATAAAGGTGGCGTTTTCACGTGGATCGAAACATATCTGCACCGATTGCACCACATCCATGAGCCGAGTATGCTCAATCATTTTGGCATATTGTTCGGCACGTTCCTTCATTTCTTGATCCACTTCATTCAACATAATGGTGAGATACGGGTTTTTCGGATTTCGCGTAAGACGCAGAATTTCCTCAATACGCGGCACACCACGCGTCACGTTGGATTTGGTAGAAACACCTGCCAAATGAAAAGTGTCACGTAAGCATAGACCATTGTAAATATCAAAGTTTCTAGTATCTTCAACTGTTAAATCATATGCGTAATTAGTGGTATTTTGGACTTCTTCAATTGAAACTATTTTATCAAATAACATGTCCTTGTATTTATCTTCTCTTGCCAACATGATAATTTCGCCATTTACTGAATTTGGAACTGTAATATGGTCTTTATTGAATTCGTACTTGAACGATTGTTTAAGTAATCTCACAATTTTTTCTTGTTTTGCAGTTATAGGTAAGTTCAAAATAGAACCTAGTTTTTGAGCCTGTTCATTTCTAACAGTAAGATAATAATGCTGTTTTATATTTGAAGATAATGTTCCACGATTATTATTCTCTATTTTTGTAGGTTTGTGTATAGTACTAACAATACCTAAATTTTTAATCATAATTTGAACATCTGTTAGCATTTCATGTGAAACTGAAGTCATATCAATAGACTGAATTCTATTGTGTTTTTCACATATACATCCGTCACCTGCGATATATGCATCTAAAAATCCACGAATGCATTCTTTATTAGAAAACACTATTTTTTCTGAAATAAATTTGCCATTACTTAATTTACCACATAATTCTGAAACTATTCTACATAGTAATGTATTGTAAATTCGAATATCCTGGCTTGTCCATCCATTCTTGATTTTATTACAAACCTTGTATATTTTGGTAGTAATATTAAATTTCTCACATAATCTTTCAATCGGTTTCAAATATTCTAAATCATTATTCGAAATAGAAATCTGGTGATTTGTCATACAGCCTTCAGCAGCATAGGCGCCAATGAAATAACCAAAATCATAATCTAATTCAATATTTTCTGGAATACGATATTCGCACATATTGACCAGTTTCATGTAAACACAATTTTCTAAAATATTTTTACCAGATTTTGCTAAAGAAACAAATGAATCGCTTCTTGAATGAGGAACAACAAATGTTTTATTTGCATGTTTTATCCACCAATGATTTTCGTGCATTACATTCATTGCCTTTTTCATTTCACTTCCGTATAAATATTCATCTGTTGGCAAAATCTCACGTAAATTCAATTTCAAATTTTCTACATAATCAAGCTGTTTCTTGGAAACAGGCAGATAATCTCCAACTTTAAGTTCCTTGCCTTCAACCCCTATAATTTTACCATCGACTAATTGCAAGAACGATTTTGCTTTTGTCGCAATAACTTGACGATTTCCTTGAGTAACAATATTCAACATCGTATCTGTTCCGTCCTCATTTACAACAGGATGTTGAGTAACTGCTTCGATTCTTCGCCAAACAGTTTCACCGTCTTCTGTTGCACATGGTACTTCAAAATATTCGTCCATTTCCGCGTAAGTAGTATCCTTATCTTTCATATAATCTACTTTTTTCGATTTATCAATATTTTGTTTCACAAAATCGCCAATTTCAATCTTTTGAATTTCGCCCATTTTATTACGAACCAAAATAGGCGTTTCATATACAACCGAATTGAGGGTCAGCTGCGTCGTCGGTTCACCAATCGACTGCCCAGCAATCACCCCCACCATCTCGCCAGGATGCACAATCGCCTGTTTATAACGCAATAATATCGTCTCGAGCAAATATTCCAATGCCTTCTTGTGAAACCGCTTCTTTACAATCAACTCTTTCGGCGATAAATAGAAGAAATACAGCACTTTGAATAATTCTGTTGGTCTGGCGTAATGCAATCTCTCCAATTTCGCATACGTCTCTTCAATAAGCGCGAATGCTTCCATCGGAGTAATATCCACAGTCGAATGATGACTGAATCCAAGTTGCCCCTGAATATTTGCAATAATGTGTTGAAATGAAACGGGCACTTTTACATTCGTCTCGTTCTTTTTGAAAAACACGCGTTCTACTAGCATATCGCGGTATTCCAACATCATATCAATATACTGTCGGCACTTTTCGCTAGTTTCCTTGCGCTGTTTATTCAACCGTGTGATAGTAGGTTTCGTATATATTGCCAACATGTCATTTCGTTCATCATTGATTCCCGCAATATCATAATGCATATAAATGTCTTCAGTCGACATTTCGACCAATTTCACTGTCTGATTCTCTGCACGTGTCGAATCAAACCCGTCATCGCCATATGCAAATTGCACAATCTTGCGCCGATTGTTGCGAATGGTTCCGTCATACTCGGCTTTCAAATCCTCCAAGCCTTTGATGAGTCGGCGCTGAATATATCCAGTCTGCGAAGTCTTTACTGCAGTATCAATGAGACCAATACGACCACCCATTGCATGAAAGAAGAGTTCAGGCGCAGTAAGACCCGAAATATACGAATTCTCAATGAACCCACGGGCTTCTGGCGAATCATCGAATTTGAAATAATGCGGCAATGTACGGCTTTCAAACCCGTATGGAATACGTTTTCCATCCACATTCTGTTGGCCTAAACACGAAATCATTTGCGAAATATTGATGAGCGACCCTTTCGACCCTGAATTCACAATTTTCAAAAACCGGTTTTCTTTACCAAGACTACCGTGCCCGATTTTGCCGGATTGTTCCGTCGCTTTATTCAATATATTATTCACACGCATCTCAAATTCGGCCATATTTGTGTTCGAAGTATCGTTCTCAAATATGCCGAGATGCACCTTTTCAATGACTGATTGCACCTCCAACTTTTGCGCGGAAATTGCATGACCAATTTTGGTCTGCGTCTCTTTATTCGCAATCAAATCGCTGACACCGACACTGAATGAACTCGATTTCATGTATTCCGTCACCACATTTTGCAAATTGTCAATGAAATTGGCCGCTGCCATATTGCCGTAATCATTGAATGCCCGGTGAATAATGCCTTTTGTGGAAGACGCCAACACAGATTTTTCTAATTGACCGCGCATATATTGGCCATTACGAAGCTCAAATATATTGTTGGAAGTTTGCTCATTTTCGTCGTCCTTGAATAACTTGTTCTTGTATTTCAGCGTAACATGAGGCATAATTTGTGTTAGTACTTCGAAATTAGTTATTTTCTCTTTTATCTTATCGCCGATTTTAAATGCCTCTACGTCGACATTGGGATACATCATGAGTAAATTCATAGCATCTTTTGGCGTGAACTCAATTACATCACGCGTAAATTGGAAAGACCCCAACATGGAATCTTGATAAATACCTATAATTGGACTATTACTAGACGGACTTATAATTTGGTGCGGGATTGCGGCCAAATGCTTGAGTTCGGTCTCTGCGCAAACATTCTGCGGCATATGCATATTCATTTCCATGAAACCCCACAAGTTTCCAAGTGGGACGGACTATATCTTGTGCCTTATCAGGTTGATTAGACCATCATTTAAGACCCGTAACCATTTAGTCTCTGAACCTTCCCCGTGCTCTATCATAACGAGTTTAGGGGCTTGGCTGCGGATTGTCCATTGGCGTATTCTTTACTTTTTTACCTTTGGGTTCGGAAATTAACCGAGTTCCTCGCAAATGTTTCCATATGTGAGTGGTAGTAAAGACTTTAGGAGTTTCCCGCAATTTGGTCACGTTGCCACTTTATTAAATTGATGATAAAATTTCTCGCTCTTTCTTTAATGCTTTCTATTGATTCATATTTTCCTACAAAAGTTGTTTTGACTTTATTGATAATAACTCTAACATATTCACTATTGGTTGTGTTGTTTTTTATTACACGAATATATTCGTCTATTTTGTTTTCATCAATAGTGATATTTCTATAACTTTCATATTTATTGGACAAATGTTGATTCTGTGTTAGTTTCATCATTTTCTCTCTATGGTCTTTATTTTCAAGAGATGATTTTAACCTATCAGAAATCAACTTTTTTGTGTAGTCACTTTTTTTTGTATCTTTTACTGATATAGTTGGTACTTTTGGAGTATCTTGTAAAATCCATTTATAGTTTCCATCTTTATCAACAAACGATTTTCCACCATTTGTTAAATTATAGCCATTTGGATATTTGGAATTATATTCACTTATATATTTTATCTCATGTAGGTCTAGTTCATTTATAGGACATGTGATTATTAATTCACATGTGAATGAATCTTTTCCGTATTTGAGAAGTGCAGAATTCAAATATTTACTTTGATTTTTTTTATTTGAATTTGCCTCGTGAATGTGATCATTGAATCTTCCAATATATCCAAATGGTCTATATTTATTATGGTTCAATCTGTGACTACGTGTTTGTCCAATATAATATTTTCCAGTTACAGTGTTTGTTATTTTATATATTTCACCAACAACTTTTTTAGAATCTTCAATATTTAAAAGCATTTTTAGAAAGATAATATTAGAAATTTTATATTCAATTTTTTGTAAATGACTAGGCGATTATATTAGATAATGCTTTCTATGCGAAAAGCATCTCTAGTAGATATTACACTGTTTTCCCTACCAAGTTTTATCTACAACTTGGTAAGCAGTCACCTGTTGGGAACAAAATCTATCCCCATCAAAATCAGCATTGTACGGTTTTGTACATGCAATGTTCAAGCGAAATGTGTCGCCAACTTTCATAATTTTCGCAATGTGACACATCATGGACATTCTATGCAAAGACGGTTGTCTATTAAATAGAACCGCATCACCATCCATCATGTGTCTATGCACAATATCACCATTTTCCAGAACAATAGATGCTCTATCCACATTTCGCAAAGAAATGTTCATTCCATTGCGTCTTTCCAGGATTTTGGCGCCGGGATGCACATCTGGCCCATTTTGCACTAAAAGCATTAGGAAATCGCGATTCCTGTCATTCACAACAATCGGTTTTGTAATATTCTTGGCAATCTTCATAGGAACACCTAGTTGTTTTATCGATATATTTGGATCACCGGTGATGACGGACCTCGCCGAAAAATCCACACGTTTTCCCATCAAATTGCCGCGAATACGCCCATTCTTTGAATTCAGTCTGCCCATAATACATTGGAGTGGTCTTCCTGACCTATGTGCCATGGGTGCACTTCCTTTCACTTTATTATTTGCAATCATTGCAACGTAATATTGTAGTAACATGGTAAGACCATCAATGACAGATGCATTCACATTGTTGTGTATTTTGTCCATGAGATCCGTGTTGGTCTTGATGATATTATTGTAAATCTGTGTCAAATCGTCTTCTGAACGCTGTTGTGCATCATGTTTTACCGATGGTCGAACAGACGGCGGAGCGACAGGGAGGACTTTGCAAACCATCCATTCAGGACGCGACCAAAGCGGGCTGAATCCTATGAATGTAATATCCTCATCGCTCATTCTTCGGAAAATTTTTATTACTATTTCAGGAGTGAGTCGAATATTGACTTTTTCTTTTTTCGTCTCTTCATCATCGTCTTTTTTAATATTGTCCCAAATTGCAAATATTTTGTCGAATCCTTCTAGCTTAATATGGTCAGGTTGTTTGCATCCACATCCGTCTTCAGTCGATTCACCGCAACGGCGACTGCGCATTTTCTTTGCAAACAATTGATCGACATATGTCCATCTTTTTTCACTTGGTCTATCGATAATGTGTTTGTGTTGTTGTTTATTTATAAGTAATTTACTGCATTTGAAACACACACAGCGCAAAATTTTCATAATTTCTTTTATATGTTGCATAAAGAAGACTGGTCGGGCCAATTCAATATGACCGAAATAACCAGGTGTGTCAATATATGTATGTCCATCAGTAGGACAAATAAGACCTGGTTCTAAAACGCCCATTCTGGGATCAAACAAACCACCAATATCCGGTTTATTATTCGTGTATGTATTTCTACTGGTAATTTCAACCACAGAATTTTTCCTTATTTCTTCAGGAGACAACATACTAAACTGAATACCGATAATACGAGATGGCTGTTCTTGGAAGGAACCTGGCTTTGTATTTTGAGATGACATTATGCGAAACCTATAGTATATATAAACAATATTTTATATTGTTTCTTTGTCAATTTTTTGATTATTACCAAAAAATTGATTGACTTTTTTTTGTAGATTGAAAAAGTACACATACACAACAACAACAACACGCAAAATCATGTCCGAACAACCCCAACAACTGTACTCGTCGCTCATTATTGCCTGCTTTGAACAGCATGCAGAATCTATCAATATTTTGAGAAAGAGTCAGGAGAATCAGAATGCGAAATTTACAGAAATGATTGCGAAACAGGCGGACGAAATCGTGGAGCTGAAGAAAATTTTATCACAGGATTTGTACTACATGGATGAAAATATCGCAGAATTGAACAGCAGAATTTCTGCGCAATTGAAGAAAACACAAGAAAAACAAGAAAAACAAGAAAAAAAAATGAAAAAACAGGAGCGCAAGATTCAGGGACAAAATGTCGTCATTTATCAGTTACTGGGTGGACTATTTGACCAGAAAACCCAATCTGGTATTTTGAATATTCATTTGTCGCTTATTGGAGAATCTACTCGAGAATCTACAAATGAATGTACAACAGTAGATACTAGCATATGGAGACAATTTCCTACCACACGACAAGGCGATGAATCCGAAAGGCGCATTGATATAATTGAGAAAACTCTCATGAACATTGGGCGCATAATTACGGAAAAAACCGGAGCACAAGCAATCGAAGCACAAGCAATCGAAACAGAAGCAATCGAAGCAGAAGCAATCGAAGCAGAAGTAACCAAAGCAGAACCGAAAATAAAACAAGAAAGCACCCGCGCGGAGCTCGAGGAGGAGATGAAGATGATGAAGGAGGAGTTGCATTCGTTGCGTTCTCAAGTTAAAATGAATAAATCAATGAAAGACAATTATTTTGGACATTTTCAAAATCTTCAAATAGAACTTGAAGAAAAAGACAAGATAATTGAAGTTCTAGAAGAAGATAGAGACAAGCTGGAAGAAGAGAGAGACAAGTTATTGCAAGCTTTCACTACAGTAGATGATGTAGCAGACAATATTTCAGAATCATCATCGGGAAGTACTTCTAGCACAATCAGTGTGAGACGTATTCAAAATAGCTATGATTTGTGTGGAAATAATTAAATTCACAAATAGTTAGATAGTTAGTTAGATAGTTAAGTCAATTCAATATTATTTTGTAAGTATTATTTTTTTATTATTTTTTTATTTATTTGGAAAATTCCATGAAATAATAATGATAAATATCTTCTTCAACCTCCACTTGATTTTCAAAGATTTGTATGCCATTACCAACAGAATAAACTCCAAAATTTCCCATTTCTTGCGTTTGTATCAAGTAATCATTGGAAGGATCGAGTACAATATCGTCAATTATGATACATTTTTTGTCTTGTAAGCATGAAGACAAAATAGCCAATTCGCAACGTTTGAAAATAAAAGAATCATTGCATACATCACGTTTCACTTGAATAGGATTATGAAATTCAGAATTTTCTTTGTCTTGGATTAGTACAAAACTATATTCAGTCATCGTGTTATTTTAATATAATGTTTCTTTTATGTAGGTTCTCCTTTTAAACTTTTGTATTTACAAAATAAAGTAAAATGAAAAATTGATGAAAAATATTTAAACATTTTTCATTATATAAGTAAATAGATATACAATGAAGCGAACTATGAAACAACTACTTAAGAAAGCGGAAGAATCAAGTGATTCCAGTAGTGATTCTAGTAGTGACTCTGAAACTGAATTTGAGACTGAATCTGAATCTGAACCTAAACACAAACATAAGAAATCGTGTAAGCAAAATAAAAAGTCGAAGAAAAGCAAGATTGAAGAAGAGAGCGATGACGATGATTCTGAAGACGATGAAGATTATGACGGCGAAGATGAAGACGACGAGGAACCGAATTTCGAATTGAATCAAAAAGAATATAAAAAATTCATTTCAAAAATGTTTCCCTCGAAATATTCAAAGGAAAGATCAAAAACATGTGATAAGAAAAAGAAGCCATCATCATCATCATCTTCTAAAAAAGAGAAAAAGCACGGTAAGGATAAAAAGAAGAATAGAAAAAGCAAATCATCGGAAAAGTCATCTGAAGATTCCGAATCCGATACAGAGTCCGATTCTGAATCAGGAACCGAATCCGAATCCGAAAATACATCAGAAACGACAGAAGACCAACAGATCAATATTATTCTATCTATTGGTAATGAAGAAGATGAAGATTTCTTTGAAGACGAAGAATCGGAAAAAGAAGAAGATTGTGATACTGACGACGAACAAATGTTTATGAAAGAGACATATGAAAAGGTCGATGCGCCGGTGGAAATAAAGACTACCAAGAAAGATAAGCAAAAGAAGAAGGACGAGAAGAAAAAGAGCAAGGAACAAACTCATGTCGATAAATCGGTTGAATCGGAATATAAAGAACTGTTGGAACTCAAAAAGGATTTGAGCAAGAAACTGGAATCAACACCAAACAATAAAATTTTGAAAAGAGCCATCAAGGAATGCCGCGAATCCATTCATTCACTTGTTAGTATTGCACGTAAGAAGAATGCACAAGAATATCGCGAACTTTTGGCAAGTGAGAATAAGAAACCAAATGAAATGGACTATTTCCGCAAGAAATTGTCGAATACCGAGCAATTGCGCATTATGCACGACTTGAAAGAAATCAACAAGTATATTAATATTGATAAGCCATATCGATTGGCCCTTCTTCAATCAACAATACCTGCAAAATACAAGGCATTTGCTATGGAAAAACTCAATATGCTGAAGGGTATGGAGCCCGGCGACAATGAATACTACAAAATCAAGACATGGGTCGATGCATTCATGCGTGTGCCGTTTTGCAATTATACGAATCTGTCGGTAAGAATGTCGGATGGTCTCGAAATATGTCACGCATTTATGAAAAATGCGAAACACGTATTGGACGAATGTGTGTATGGTTTGGACGATGCCAAACTCCAAATTCTGCAAATGCTAGGTCAATGGATAACGAATCCGGATGCAATGGGAACGGCAATTGCAATCAAGGGGCCACCGGGAACAGGTAAGACGACGCTAGTGAAGGAAGGAATTGCCAAGATTTTGAGCCGCGAGTTTGCATTCTTGCCTCTGGGAGGCGCGACGGACAGTTCGTTTTTAGAAGGCCATTCTTATACATACGAGGGGAGCAAATGGGGCCAAATCGTGCAGATATTGATTCAGAGTAAGTGTATGAATCCGGTCATTTATTTCGATGAGCTTGATAAGATTAGTGAGACACCGAAAGGCGACGAAATAACGGGTATTCTCACACATTTGACGGACACGACGCAGAATTCGCAGTTTCATGACAAGTATTTCTCTGAAATCGATTTTGATTTAAGTAAATGTCTGTTTATATTTTCTTACAATGACGAATCGCGTGTGAATCCGATTTTGAAAGACCGTATGTATCGTATTGAGACGAAAGGATACGAAACCAAAGAGAAAATGGTGATTGCTAGACAGTATATGTTGCCCAAGATTCGCGAACAAGTGAATTTTGGACCGGACGAGGTGGTTATTCCTGATGAAACACTGCAATATATTATTACGAATAAGAAGCTGACACAAGAAGAAGCCGGTGTGAGAAACATGAAACGATGCCTGGAAATTATTCATACGAAATTGAATTTATTCCGTCTCATGAAACCGGATGACAATATGCTTACAAAAGAAATTGGCATCAAGGTTGAATTTCCATTCACAGTGACAAAACAGCATGTCGATCAATTGATCAAAAATGAGGAGAAACAGTCGCAGAGTTTGCTTGCCATGTATATTTAATCTGTTAGTACTTTTGTCTATAGTTTGTTAGTTAAAAAAAATATCATAATATTTTTTTTACATCAAAGTTCACTTCGCAACCTCTTCTGGCTGTATTACTTTCGCATTTGAATTTTTATTATTTTTTGATTCTATTTTTTCTAACGCGTACTGACCACAAGGACCACAATGGTCTTCATTCGATAAATCTATTTTACTATTCGTTTTCAAATTACAATTTTCTATTCTCCATCTACCAACATGTTTTGGCATTTCTTTTGGTAAAAACGTTTTTATAAAATTTATTATATACTTCATAATAAATAGTGTAATTGTTTTATTTTTAAGTAGTATCTATCTTGTAATTTACATTACGAAAAATATTTATTTACAAATTTATTATAACTCTCTGGCTCATTTATTTTACACAATTTATGGGAATCTTGACCAATTAAACATCCCATAGATTTTGTACAAATATGCAAACATTCATCTATTTTTTGTACCCATTTTATCGCTTGTTCATTTACTATTTTATTATTATCAGTTTTTATGTATTGAGGTTTTATGTATATTATATTATTATTCATTGTGGATATACATATACATCATAATAAATTCTCTATGTTTATCTCTGCGTCAAATACATATTTTTGCAACCACCAACAGGAATAATTCCACTGTAACCTATTTCCTTTATATATTCAAAAAGTTCCACGTTCTCAAAATTCGATTCAAATAAAATCGTCGGGTAATTATTCCGCTTCAATGTTTCCATGGCGCCTTTCAATACAAAGAGCTCGTTTTCTTCCACATCCATCTTTATAAATCCAATATTCGAAATTGCGAATTGGTCCAATGTCTTCACATCAATCGTCTCTTCTCGCAAAATATTGAGCGTTGAATGAAGCGATGACCCACCACCATCATTACTCACTATTTTCAATGTCTGTCGACCGACTTGTTCTAGAGAACCTAGTCCATATTGATAACATGTGATGTTATCTTTACCTGAAAGAGCCACGCTACCACACAACGAATAATACGTCATTTTTTGCGGTTCAAATGAATAAACCTGTTGGCAGTGTGCCGACAAGGATATTGAATATGTTCCTGAATGAGCGCCGATATCGATAAACACTTTGTCTTTTGCGCAAAATTGTTTGCACCATTCAATGAGTTGACATTCAAATAATCCGTGTTCGACGTAATAGGTGATATTTATTTGCGGTAATATATGGACTTCTTGGTTGTTCAAATATATGATTTGATTCTTTTCATTGTCGTAGGTTTTTGAATCTGTCGATTTTGTCATAATAAAATATTTTGTACTCATTTACAATATATTTTCTGTTGGTACTTTGTTTTTATATTTTTACAAAAAAAATGATTATATTACCAAAAGAACTGTATATCTATTTTACTATTTATCTATAACTATATAATACTAATCTATAACTATCTAATTAACAATCAATCAATCAATCAAAATATTAAACATCCAAATAACACATTTTTTTGAAGTCTTCTTCCGACATCCAACGCAACATTGAACGATATGCGCTAGCATAATTGCAAATATTTCTATCCAAATCAGAACTTTGCAATCTTCGTTTTGGAAAAGTAATGAATGAGCTTTTTGGAATAGTTATTTCTGGACAATCAGGATCGCCAATTTGAGCCCTGGGAAAATTTGGTAATTTGAATTTCGAATTTTTATTCAAAAGTGCTTCATCTATTTCCGTATCTTCTAAATTCATAATAAACTGCATTGCAACGTCGCGAATCTCTCTCTCGCGTACCAACAGCTTCTCCTTCAACATCTTCACTTCTTGTTCACTTCGTTCAAGTGCCGACTTCAAATCCGCAACAACTAATTCTGATGATGACATTTTGGTTTGATTTGATTGAGTTGATTGATTCTGTAAGTACTTTCTTACAAAAAATAAAAAGTATTTCAATTTTTATCACTATACATAATCACCTGCCAAATATGTTTTAAAATCAATCAAATTTATACTTTCATCCATAACTGCATTTCCATATTCTTCTTGAAAATCGGGCATGTCTTCCATAGAAATACCCGGAACAATCATTGAATATCCATGAATTTCATTTACACCTGTTTTCGAAAAAGTTTCTGTCGGTGCTCTTATGAAATAATATTCAAGATGTTTAATACTGGCACTTTCACCTAATCTAACCCAAGATTCACCATTCAATAAATGTTTTATATTTTTCATAGATGTAAATAATATGACAGGCAATTTGAGAACCTCGCATAAAGCCCAATAATCCAGATTAGATAGTGGATACATATCGCTCATAATTGTTTCTTCCAAAGTCGCCTGTTTTTTTGCGACTTTTTCCATCAAATCGCGTTTGCCTTGCATACTCAATAAATGCATTATTTTATTTTCATATTTCGAATGTTCCATATAGGTTCTCACTAATATTTTTTTCAATTCTCCGATTGTAATTATTTTTCCATAATTCATTTGTTTGTATATTATCAGAATTGGATAATACGTACAATTTGTAAATGGATTCAAATATAATTCTCTCGCACTATTTGGAAAATATTGTTTCCATTTATTTTTACTATTACCTAGAACTGCAATTGTTTCTTTTACACATTCCAATTTCAATTGATCTTCCGATATTCCACTACTTTCCTTCGATTTTTCCTCTTCCAATGATTTTTTCTGCAAGTTCTCTTCAACATCTTCAACATTTTCAACATCTTCAACATCCACAACATATTCAACATTTTCAATAATAACTTTCTCTTTATCACGATTTCCTTGTATTTGTGCTTGTGCTTGTGCTTGTGCTTGTGCTGCTTGATCGACCAATTTGACTTCATTCGAATATTTCGTCGTTTTATAAGGACTCGCAAAATCATAAGATATACGCGCATCTTTTATTTTCATTACAGGAACCAGTTCTTTGTTCAAATAATCGGCCAGCATGAAATCCAACAGTATCATTTCATCCGAATTCAATTGATATTCATCTGTTTGCATTATGTTTGCATGTTTATCCAAAATCATACTGCGTACACGCTTGTAACGCAACAATTCGTCGGCCAATCGTCTGAAATATATGCCGCGATTCATTCTCCCACTTATCAAATTGCGTTCGGGAATAATCAATTGCCGCACATCCGATTTGAATATACAATACGGTTTATTCACAGGTTCTCCGGAAAAACAATGACTAATTTCATTCAATTGCATCAAAACACTTTCATCGTAAATTTGGAATACAATATAAGAATCCATAATTTTATGCAACCATAATTCCGCCGATTTCAATTGCTCCATGTAATTCGCAAAAGTCAAGTTCTCTATCAACTTCAATATATTCGTTCTTTCATTCACAGATTGTTGCAATAAAATGCGCAAAGTGGTACGAAACACTTGATAAAAATACTTTTCCAAACGAATCATTTTCACAGTGCGCTCGCGCACATTGTCCATCTTCCGCCCATTCGCCAAATCAATATCCGCCATAATATAATTCGTATCCTTCAATTCCGTCAAACCGTCCATTGCATGGTTCTCTTCCGGCGGATTTACCATAACAAATTGATTTGTTTCTGTTAGTATTCCCACCACGAGTTCATCCTCAATTACTTTTATAACCGGTTTACATAATAATTCGCCACCGGTCAATTCACTCAATTTCAAAAGTTCGTCGCGTGTTGTTGCATAATTTTGCCATAATGTGTCATCGTCTATATATACAATTTGTTCAATGTCTGGCATCATTGCAGAAGGAGCACACGGCAAATAAATATCTACTGTAGGTACTTTTATCAAAAATGCTACAATTTTTCTTTGGAAATTGAGAACCTGTGCCAACACGTCAATATTATATTTCGCGCATATTTCGTGAATGATTGATGCAGGTTTGTTGCGTTGAAATACATATTCTTTTGGCATACTTTTCAATGGTGCGCATTTTTTTTGCGAAAAATTGCGAATTACTTGCAGTATATGTTGAATCGGTTTTATTTGAGTATTTGCAGAGAACTTGCGTGTAATTTGTTTTTTGTCGTACAAATAAACGGGTTCGAAATATATGATTTCGTCGTTTGTATCACTATTCCGTTTTGTAAGAATAACAGTCTCTTTTTTGGAATCGTAAATGGCAGATGAATATGCCGCGGTTGGACATACGACTTCGACATGTTCTGTTCCGTCATTTTCGGGTATTTCCAAAATAGCGAGATTGATACCGCGCTGAAAAAGAAGTGGATTTGGCAATGAAACAATGTCCCAAATATAAGTATAATCTATTATAGATTCTTCGGTTCTCAAAAATACAAGAAAAGTTTCATATGCAGCAATTGTGTCGTTTATGAAATCTTCGTGTTGTTCTTCCATTTTGGCTTCAAGAGCTGATTGTATGAAATTACTAGTATCGTATTTTGTATAATCGATATCACTATAATCATATTTTTTCGGTTGAAACATGGAAGGAAGAGAACCGTTGTGTGCCTGAATAAATATGTCTATTGAAATGGCTTTTGCCAAAATATCGCACATTTCTGTAATAGACGGGACATTGATTTTTTTTTCACTTGCATACAAATCGGCGATACATGCAATGAAAGATTTGTTTTCCGATTTTTCAACACCGTAACGAAGCATTGTTTTTTTATTGAATACGAGACTTGTATTTGACATATTGCTTTTGATTTGCAGCATGCGCTGAATACTTATAGGTAAAAATCCCCAACGTTTGGGTTCCAAAGGAAATTTCTGGATATTGCGAATATAATTGGCGTTTGATTTCAAGGACCCTTTTGCCCCTTTATCGGTGTCTTCGTCTTCATCTTGCGCTTCGTCTATTTTCGTGCATTCTGCGCGTCGATTCATATATCCCGGGTTGTCCCATGGTTTTTTGAAACAACACGGTAAACAATAGCCTTGTGGGTGATGTTCATTGTCTTTGAAAAATCCGGGTGTATGTTGGCCTTTGCGGTCAAATTCATAGACATAATTTCCTTTTGTTATGTTTGTCGAACCAATCGGCAAAATATTGCCGCATTTTCCGGATTTCGCGTCTTTTTCGGAAATCGGCATATTTGTTTTCAAGCACCAAAAACGGGGACACATGTACCAATATTTTTTTTTAGGGTCACTTCCATATCGCATAGCATGTTCATATGAATCCGGACTATTTTTATCCAATTTTGTTTTTTCGTCGTCTGTCAGAATTACTGGTTGTCTGAATGCTTGACATGCTCTTGTATATGTATCGAATTTACCTTTATTTGCACCGGTATGTTTATAATTGAATAAAACTGGGTCTTTTTCTTGTAATCTGCGTAAAACACCAATTTGAGAACCAATATCTTTTCCATTCAAATCTTTTTCATCGTACAATTCGTCTGCGTCGTCGTCGCCATCGTCCTCACTATCTCCACCATTGAATTCATAGCCAATATTTTCGAAATCTTTGTTTTCTGGAAATGTGTCTTCTTCTATTTCGACACCTTCTGAATTGTATCCACCGTCTTTTTCTTGGTCTTCGTCTTCGTCATCTTCTTCATATTCAAACTCAATATCAGGTTCTTCTTCATCTTCATTCAATTCATCCTCTTTTTCTTCTGGTTCATATATTATGCCCAATTCTTCTTCTAATAAATTCATTGCCGAAACTTTTGTAGGTACTTTTTCCCCAATAATTTCCACATTTTTGATTACAGGTATAACAACTAATTCGGGTTCAGGTTCTCTTTTCTTTTTATTCAATTCATTCATTTCTTTCAAAAATTGTTTCGTCTTGTCTTGTGTAATTCGCAGAATTCCTTCAATGTACATATTAAGAATATCCACATATTCGAAATGTTTTGAAATAGTGACTTCTGCGCTGAAAATGGAACCGCCAGAATTTGTTATTTTCATATAAACGGGAAAACCGGGACTATCTGAAATATCTTGGCCTCTATATTCGTCGCTTAAATAAGCCGATATTTTTTGCATAGCTTCATCTTCTGATAATCGGAACTGTTCTCTGAATAATTTATTGATTTCAATAATATCATTCGTTTTTTTGAAAATTTCGGTCATAAATATTTCCTGAACATCCATATCACGATAATTATCCACACGTTTGAATCTCAATTCAACCCCGTTCTCATCGTCCAATGCAGCATCTGTATCATATAGTTCAAATATAGGCGTCAAATACAATTTATTCAATTGAATTGAATTCAATCGAACACGCGTTTTCCATAAATATGTGACTTCACCTATTTGAATATTTGATTGATGCAATGATTCAAAATGTTGAATACTGTGGCCACTCGACTCCAAATATGCGTTGATTGTGGAAATAATTGGATTCGCTTTTTCCATCAATTGCCGTTGAATTTCTTCTATATTCATGGCTTCTTTCCATATTCCCCGGATTTTGACATTTCCAGTGTTCTCCAAATCCACGTAAATTTCGGATAAAGTATCGTAAATGTAAAATGAAATAATTTTTTTCCGACCAAGTTCTTTTGCCAAACGTATGATCAGATTTTTTTTCATATATGGCACTTTTTCGCCATTCTTCGTCAATTTATCGGCATAAAGACGGTACATATTTTCACGACGAAATCCCGGATTGAATTTGATGAATGGCCGCGTTTCATTTGCATGAATCCGTTTGAATATGGATTCTAAAGGCAGTCCAATAGGAACTGTAGGCACTATACCAACAGTAATCGATTTGATACCTCGTTCCAAATATTCAATTGGTGCGCGGTCGTTTTCATCAACAGCATAAAATAGATCCACGAGTTTGGCCATTTGAAACGCGGCTTCATTCAACATTTTCCCGGTATCTCGAATCATTCTTTGCCGGTTCTCTATCCATTCTTGTTGATTATTGATTTCATATGCAGTAATCATTCGTGAATAATACATTTTCATAATGGAATGTTCGTCCCATCTATTTTCCTGGCAACAATATTGTAATACATCTTCGGCTAGACATACATAAATGGTGTCTTCAATAAATTGTCCGCCATTGTGATTCAAGAGAACCTGATTGTCCAATGTAATGAGCGGGTTCTCTTCTTTATCTACGAAAATATTGGATGAACCGGCGAGAATATCGTAGGGATTCGCAGAAAATCGTTCTTCATTCTTGGCGAGGAATTTGCGGTCAATCGGAATTTTATATTCAATGTCTAGCGTATTTTTATCGGCGAATAAAGAAACAAATTCTTCGTATGTAATGGATTCGCCGCCCATTGCAGTGGTATCTAAATCAATACTCCAATTTGAGAGAACTTGTGCGAAAATATCGCGATTTATTTTTTTCGATACGGGATCGGCAATGGAATTAAACAAAGATTCTGTTGGTACTTTCTTCAATATACGGCTAAACATGTAAATTTCTTCGTACGATATGGGTTGTGGGTATTGTTGTAAAAATTTTTTTTTTATTATTTGAATGGTGTCGTCAAGATGGATCGGAATTTCATTAAATGAAATTTTGGGTTGATTATTCGAATCCAAGACTACAATTTTGTATTTTGTATGAATTGACATAATATATATTATATATATCAATTTAGTTTTTGTTTACGTATTTTACTTTATAATAAAATAAAATAAAAAAAAGAGAACCTAATATATAATATGCAAGCAATTGCTGTTTTCAAAGATGAAAAAATAAAAGGTACTGTTTTATTTAGTGAAGTAGATGATAAAATCAAAATCGATGTTGATATAAAGGGATTGAAGCCGAGTTTTATGCATGGATTTCATGTGCATGAAGCAGGCGATTTGACCGATAATTGTAAAAGTATGTGTGCACATTTCAATCCTTATGACAAAAATCATGGATGTCCTGGAAAAAAAGAGCGGCATGTCGGTGATTTGGGCAATTTGTCAACCAATAAAAAAGGCGAAGCCAAATACACATTTTACGATGATGTCATTAAATTGCGGGGAACAAAGGCGAATATTATTGGCAGGGGACTTATTATACATGAAGATACGGACGACTGCGGTGAAGGCGAATTTCCAGATAGTTTGACGACGGGACATGCAGGAAACCGTATTGCATGTGCTGTGATTGGATATTCAAAATCAATGTTTTCTTGTTGATTTCATTAGATACACAAATGATTTAAAAATATATCGACTGATATAAATAATATGCCAAAGTTCAGTGTGCTTTATTTAGTTGAAAATGTTTCTAAAGATGAAACTGATAATCGTATATTCATTTTGTATGATTCAACTGACCAACATTATTATTATTATGGAACACGTAATCGCGCTACTATTGATAAATACAATGAGTATTCCGGAAAATATCATGAAGACAAATTAAAGACACTTGTTGGATTTTTGAGAAATACAAACGATCTTTTTCGAAATAAAATGAATAATGAATTACATTTTGTTGAGATCAATGAAGAAGAATATGATGAATTGACATTTATGAAATTATACAAAAAAATTTCGAATTATACGGAAATTTTCGCATATGAAAATGCGGATGAAACAGAAGAAACCATTGAAGAAAAATTGGAAATTATCAGGAATAATTAAAGAATCATTTTGTTATAATCATTTATATAATAAGTTATATTTTTAACTTATTATAAAGTTAAACATTTATCAATGATAAATTTTTTTGATGGATGCTCCTTATTGTCTATTTTTTTACTTGTTCAAATATACAAAGATTATATTATAAATCGTAGTAAATGCTCATTCTTTATTAGGAATTGTCTTGTCAATATAAATTTCATCTTTTTGTTTCAACAATTCAATATATTTTTCTGAATTATTTATTATTTGAATATACGCCATATATCCATATATATTGTATGTTTTAGTATTTTTTATCTATGTATACTATATATTGTAAATGGCATATACAATTACAGAATATTCGCGAAGAAAAGCGAAAAAACTTGGAGTTACAATAAAACGATCGCAAAATCCGGCGAAAAAATTGGATGTATTTAAGAGCGGTAAAAAAATCGCGTCTATAGGCGCGACTGGCTACGGCGATTATCCTACATTTATGCGTAAAGAAGGCAAACAATCGGCGAATACTCACAGAAAAAGATACAAAATAAGGCATGAAAAAGACCGGCATCGTAGAGGAACACCCGGTTTTTATGCAGACCAACTTTTGTGGTAATTAAGAATATTTACATAAAGATATAAATAATATTCAAAAATATTATTTATATTACATGACAACATTGGTAAAAAAATGAATTTTATGCTAATTTGTAAATATTTACATTGGAACCTTGCATACAGTTAGTGGATGTTACACCACAAGTAAATTCAAATCTCAATTTATCACCTGTAATAAAATTATATAAAAATGAGAACGGGACACTGTGTCCGTATTGATTTCCTATGCTATTACTACCATGTGATCCTTCTGTATTTGATCTATATATAATAGTACTATTTGCACCACTTGTTTTTATACCACGAATATTTATTTGATTGTTTGTTGTACTTGTTATATTAAATAATAATGTTCCAAATACATTATATAAACCTCCTGATGAAATTACATAATTTGTGGATAAATCAAACGTAATATCACCAGAAACAGCATTGACCAAATGATTTCCTGTAGGTCCTGTCACTGTTCCATTTATTGTATAGGGGTCAGTATTTAATGAACCATAATATGAACCAGTAATTCCTGTAGTTCCGTAAAATAAATTGACAAATGTGGTTCCATTATTAACTGGTCCATTATTCAATGATGATGTACTATAATAGGAAGATGTTGATGCTACACCAATTGGTCCTTGTGATCCTTGTGATCCTTGTGATCCTTGTGATCCTTGTGGTCCAGTGGGGCCAGTAATTCCTGAAATAGCCAATGATGTATGAACATGGGATGGAGTATTATCATTATTAAAATAAAGGTATGCTGTTTTGGATGGTCCTTTATTTTGAACTACATAAATTTTGATCAATATTTTATAAGTTAAATCTGGCAAAGTAGTTGTAAGTATGTAATTGGAAATTGTCCATTGTTGAATATTTGTACTTGTTATAATAATATCATTTTGAGAACCATCAATAATTAAAACAGGATTATTTCCACTAGAATCAGTATAATAAATTTTTGCATATACACTTGTAGTATCATTTCCGGAATAATTTGTATATGCCCACAAATTCAAATCCCATAATCCAGAACTGATGACACGACTTTGCAATAAATTGGTTGGTGTATAAAAATTAGCTATTAAAAAAGGAGTACTCGATGTAGAACATGTGAGAACTGTAGAACTTGATATAAAAGAAGGTGAAGATATCAATAATCCTGATAAATCAGTAACATTATTGTAAGATGCATCTGGTATTAAAAATAATGTTAATCCCCCTGAAATACCATTTGAACCTTGTAAACCGATTGGGCCAGTAGGTCCAGTAGGTCCCGTGGGTCCCGTGGGTCCAGTGCCAATAGGTCCTGTTGGCCCTGTATAACCAGTTACGCCAGTGGGTCCAGTAGGTCCCGTGGGTCCAGTACCAATAGGTCCTGTTGGCCCTGTATAACCTTGAGGACCTTGTTCTCCTTGAGCTCCGTTTGCACCTTGAGGACCTTGAGCACCGTTTGCACCTTGAACACCTTGAGCTCCGTTTGCACCTTGAGCTCCGTTTGCACCTTGAGCTCCGTTTGCACCTTGAACACCTTGAGCTCCGTTTGCACCGTTTGTACCTTGAGCTCCGTTTGCACCTTGAACACCTTGAACACCTTGAACACCTTGAGCTCCATTCGCACCTTGAACACCTTGAACACCTTGAACACCTTGAGCACCGTTTGCACCTTGAACACCTTGAGCTCCGTTTTCACCTTGAGGACCGTTTGTACCTTGAGCTCCGTTTGCACCTTGAGCTCCGTTTGCACCTTGAACACCTTGAGCTCCGTTTGCACCGTTTGTACCTTGAGCTC